GAAAATAATAATGATGATAATGAAATTAACACTAATAAAAATGATGCTAAAAGCAAAGATGTTACTTTTGAAAGAAGGAATCGTTGTCCTATTGACAGAAGAACCAATGCTAATTTTAATAAAGTTAATAGACCACAACATTCCAAATTTAAAAATATTCGTTATAACAATAATGATAATACTGATGGAACAAATCGGAAAGTATTTTCAAAACCCCAAGCTCATAACCCCATGGATATAAAAACTTACAATGAGAAAATAAAAGAACTTAATTTCACCACTAAAATGAAAATTCAGGAAAAAATGATGCAAAAATATAATGATTTTTTCAAATTCCCAAGGCCTGAAACTGATAAAGTCGTATCCATATTAAAGCAATTGATTGAAGCACCTTTTGTAACCTATGATGAATTTAATAGAGAAAAACCTAAGGAGAAACAGGCAATACCAACATTAGAAACTAATAAACATGTTATTTTAAAGTATCTCAGATCATTTGCTGAATATAAAAATATAGTAGAGAATGTGAAGATAACATACAAGGATGATGTTAATGATAGAGTTATGACTAACAGACGTATTCTAGACATCAATGGTAGTAGGTTAATTAAATCAGGTTATCGAGTTATCTTAACTAATTGCGAGGTAGAAGGAGCTGATGCTGATAGAGTGAGAAATAATAAAGCCACTTTAGAAAATATTAAGGATAAATTTAAGAACACAATATCACAAAGAAGGGTTAATAAGTTGATTAATGATTTTTATATTGATAATGAGAGTCATGATTTTGGTAAATTACAAAGGGACATTGATAAACAGGTAAGAATACAACAAAAAGAAGGTGAAGAAAATGATGAATGGTTTAATGAACTGATCACAGTATATAAAGGAAAGCTAAACACAGTGATGGAAGAACATAGCAAAGACATTGAAGCTGATGTGCTTGTAAATTTGACTGATATCTGTTATTATCTGGAAAACACTGATTATTATGAAGCTTTCAAGAACCTTAATGATGGAACTGTTGCTGTTGGTACTGTACATGCTCCAAGATACTTAGATTTGAATCAACATTTCATTAAATTTGAAGACAAAATTGAAGGTTTTACACAGATAGGTATAAGAAAAAGTCAAGAGAAAAGATTACATTTGGATTTAGATGAAATTCAATTTACAATGAAGACATTTGGAAACGATCACATATATAGCCATTCATTAGATTATATGGATTTCATAAGGAAAGATACTGCTTGTATAATACCCATAGAAAATCATGATGATTATAATTTCATTTTGAAGGCAATTCCTTTAGATAGTTATAATTGCGGAGCAACAGATTATATTAGGTTTAAAATTGTTAAGATATCAGATCCTAATGAAGATGATTTTTTGTGTGAGAAAGATATGACCAATGATATTATCACTATTTTGGATAAAATGGAGGAAGCAAAGACAATGCAAGAGAAAGTTGACCTCATCAAAGACCATAATAAAAAGAAATTCACAGTTATAAATAATATATATAATGATCAATACATGAAACAATTGAAAAATAAATTAAAAGATTTACCATCAAAACAGGAACTCGACAAAAAGCTTGATTCAAAATGCAATAGTAAAGATGGAGAGTATTTCTTATCTATAACAAAACCTTCTAAATACTTTGGTAAGACTCTTGAGAAAATATCAATTGATCCAGAAAGTACTATGTATGATGCTGCTCAAATACCACAGGAAAATATTGAAAGAATTAACAGTAAAATTTTACAACTAGATAAAATCAATTCAGAATCTATTAAATCAATAATCACATTTACTCACAAAGAATTACCTAAATTTTCATTATTAAGGGATATTATACCATTAGTGGCTAGATTATTAAAGGATAATATGGAAGCTGAGATAAGAATCAGATCAATTTTAAATAGTAAACTTGTATCACTAATTAATGATGTTAAAGATAATAAAATGAAATTGCTTTATCAAAGTGAAAGTATAGTCAGTAAAATATTCAGATTTATATGGAATGCTTTTACACTCACAAATGAAAAGAGATTAGATATTGATGTACAACAATTGGATTTTTAAACGGGGCCAATGGGCTACAGGGTGTGCAGATGTTAGAACAAGATATTAATTTTACATATTTAAGTGAAAATATAGAAAAGCACGCAAAACCTAATAATACTTGCCAAGTTTATGATAAACAATCTTATATTAGAAACACACACCCTGTTGTAGATGAAATAAATAAAAATTATATGCCAAATTATGTTCAAAATGTTCTCAATAATTTAGTGAGTAAGAATTTCTTGAAACGAGATGGAGATAATTACATAGTTGAAGATCACGAAAAACAAGGTTTTCCAAGGTTAATGATTGAAATAAAAGATCAACAATTACTAAATTTATCTTTAGAAAAACACTCTCAGTATTACGAAAAACAGAAAGAATTATTTAAGAATGACCCATTTTTAATGAAGAATTTCCACATAATTAATGATATACAAGTTAATGAGATAGATGATAAACAGTATGAAAAGGTAGGAATGATAAAAATTTTAGGAGACATGAAAGACAGATTGCATGATGTCATGATTTTTGGGAAGAATAAACAGACTTTATTTGCAGCATCTAAGAGACAAATGAAAACAGCACCTGTACCAGATAAGTATATAGTTAGGGATTTCATAAAACATTCAATAAAGATAATTGATAAAGAATTGGGAGAGGAATTAAAGGATTTCAGTTATGATGTTGTTCAGTGGTATAATCACCTATCAAAGGATAAACAGATATTAATTAAACCTATTTATGATTTGCATTATCATCCAGAAAAATTGACAAATTTAACCACAAAAGAAATGAAGCATTTATTATCAACCAGTTATCAAGCATTAGTCAAATCAGAAATACAAGATCTAGATGGAAAACCCAGAATGGTTTGTCAAATTCCTCAATACATAAAGTTTGTAATGGGACCAGTAACATGGATGTTAGAAGAGATTGCTTCAAAGAAATTGCAAGGATATTGTGGAGGTCTGAATTTAGATGAGATGTCAGAGTTGCTTAATGGTTATATAAAACAAGGATTTACCAAAGTTGTTGAAGGAGATGGTTCAGGATTTGACAACACTCAAGATGTTTGTTTGAAAGGAATCGATAGATATATATATAATAAAATTAAAGACAAGATATATCATGTAAGGAAGTCAGAATTTGAGAGGATTGCCAATGCATACTATAAAACAATGAAAGTGAAATATATTGATGATTATTCGAAAAAGATAGTTAAATATTTGGTTTATCATGTATTAGGTACTGTTTTCTCTGGAGATTGTGATACTACGTTAATGAACACAATTAGAATGGCATTGTATAATCGATATGTTAATGACAAGGCAGGACTGGTTTATGGAAAGGACTATGTTGTATTAGCTAAAGGTGATGATTTTTCAGTTCTATACCAAACATATGTGACTGATGAAAGAATAAGGCAAATATACAAAAAATATTTTTTGGAAAAACCGACAGATAATTATGAAATTATTGATGATAGACAGTATGGGATTGGACAGATATTGAAATTTTTGGAAATTGGAGATCCATCAACATTTAAGTTTTGTTCATTAAGATCATGGTTTAAGAATAAGGATGGAATGGAAATAACTTTGACTAGAGATCCTAGTAAGCTATACAATAAAGCATTGTATTCACTAAAGTATAAAAAATATAATCAGAAACAAAAGTGTCAGTATCATATAGATCAAGCAATTTCATATCTTATAAATTATCAAGGGATTGAAATTTTTGAAATAATAGCACAGGCACATTTAAAACAAGCAGAACTAATTAAGAAGAAATACAACATCAGATTAGGTAAATTACAATCAATACAGTACAGGAACATGATTAAAAGTAAGAAAATAAAAGAGAAGGAGAAGTTGAAAACAATTGAATTCACATCAAATGATTGTATGAACGATATTCTTTACAAACTTTTTGATATTAAGAAAAGAGAAAAATACATAGATCTTTACACTAGTTATTGGGAACAAGTAGGGTTTTATGAGAAGATTAGGAGTGAGCACAATACAATTAACGAATTACATTATATTAATCAACAAATAAATATGGAATTTAGTACTGAGGAGTTGAAGAGCTTATTGGCCCTAAATAAAAATGAGCACTAAAAATAATAATGAAAATATTAATGATAAAGATCAAAATAAGAATCAATCTAGTAGACAGAATAGACAGTACAGCCAAAACAGAAAACAATCAACTAATCGCAATATTAATTACAGAAATTTCAGAACACAGAGTAGATTCAATTCTCAATTTTATAATAGAACCAGTAGGATAAATAAGAATTATTTTAATAAGAAATTCAATAATGTCATCAAAGTTCAAAATCCAAAAACTATAAACATGAACATATCAAGAGAAGATAAAAATATGGTTATTACAGGAAAAGACATAATTCTAACTCAAGATAGTAATTTGAATAATAACGGTTTGTATGCAGTTATACCTATTAATCCAGCATATTGGGATAACACCCGAATTAAAAATATAGCAGTCTTAAATCAATATTACATTCCAATAAATATAAAAATAGAATATGTACCATTAGTCAGTAAATTCCAGAAAGGCAATATAACTATTGGAACAATTTCAAATTCAACAATGAGTGATCAGAATATTCAATCAACATTGATTAGTTCCACCAGTGGAATCACATACAGTTGTTCAAATGCTTTTGTTAGAGAGATTCAAATTAAATCTTTAATCCCACAAAGGAAATTATTGATCAATTCTAAACTTGATAAAGAATGTGTTCCATTTTATATTTGCATCTATTTTAAAGACATAAAAGACAATGGAGAGGATATTTTACCAGGACAATTTTATATCAATTATGTATTTAAATTCTTTAACCCAGTTACAAATCCAAGTAGCTTTAAGTCTCAACAGAATGTAAAATTAAGTCAATTTGATGCAAATTTTATTAACATAACAGCAATGTTAACACAGGAAAATAATAATTTCAAAATTGGAACCATAGTAGATGTAGAATTAAGAGAGAATTTATATAAATATTTTATCAATAATAGTGAAGTTCAATTAAATACTGAGAAATGTGCAACTTTCATGTATAGTAATGCTATAGAGAATAGAATACAACCAGAACCACCAGTCAATTATGACTTAACAGAATATAATGATTCAGGGATTAGCACTCAAGTAACCATCAATAATGGGTATGATATTTTAGTACAAGTAGATAAAACACTCAATAGTATAACAATAATTTCTTTGGTTTACGGACAATCAACAGCTACAACAATGGTAAGATCATCTTATTATAAGTTGTTCAAGAAAAATGAATTGCAGCAAGATTTGCCAGATCCACTTTTAAATATAGAGAACTCAATAATGCAATTAGATACAACAACAACCTATGTTTCATTACAATTACAACCCATAAATGTAAACTTCATAACACCTTAAGTCTATTAGATTGAATCTTTGATAATTACATACAATGCATAACTTTGCTTGGTAATGTCACCGATGTACGTTACTTTTATATTTCACTTTAATTAATATGAGCCACGACTAGCCTTGTGCAAGCTAGGGAAAGCCCAATTCAAAAAATAAAACTTTAATATAAGGCAACAAACCCAGGTGCAAAGTAGGCGGTGGACAACAATTATAAGACATCGACTGGCATTAGTAGAGTAGCTTATGTGTTGTTTTCATATATATATATATTCCTTCTTTCAAAGGTCACGTCTTTGACCAGGACGGGTGGACAGACACCGGGTCTCCC